TACAATCGCAGAAATAGACACCGCAAGGTGGCCATCGATACAGAAGGAGCCCACCGTTAGCGTAGTAGAGCACTATCAGTGGACAGGAACGCCTCACAGCCAGCTATACGCTCAAATGGTGGACATCCTGAAGAAGTGGGACTGCCAGAGTGTAACGGTAGACGCTACTGGAATCGGGCAGCCAGTGGCCAGCTTCTTGAGAAAGGAGCTCGGCAGCAAGATAAAGCCGTTCACATTCACTCAGAAGACCAAGTCGGACATGGCTTTCGAAGTGTTGTCTTTCGTCAACAGTTCCCGATTGAAGCTCTATAAACAAGACGGCAGCCCCGAGTATAAAGAGATGATGTTTCAGCTAGAGAGAGCAAAAGCACAATATCGCCCCAACCAGACAATGAATTTCTTCGTTGACCCTCTGGAGGGACACGACGACTTTTTAATGAGTCTTGCCCTGGTAGTGGAAGGAGCCAAAGACTTCAGCCCCAGGGCAGCTAAGGGAGGCCTCAGAGATGAATGAATTTAACCCGTCACAACTAGCCCGCATCGATACCGCCAGGCTGGCAGAATACCGCACCAACCTCGACTTCTACAGCGGCAAACAATGGCAGCAGACCAGCCGAAACCGCCAGCTGGTATTTAATTACGCCAAGGTGGCCATCGATAAGGTGACCAGCTATTTAATGCAGGGATTGACCTTCGCCTGCTATCCCGTCCTGAGCGAAACGAAGGGGAAGGAACTCGACGAGCTCAAAGCCCGAGTCCAGAAAGCCGAGCAGCTCCTCCGGGACGTTTACCAAAACAACAACCTCCAGCAGCTAGATTGGGAGACTGAGGTTGATGCCGCTATCCTGGGAGATGGCTGCTATAAGGTCATCTGGGATAGCGACGAGAAGCGCATCAAAGTCACCGCACCCGATATCGCCGGCATTTACGCTTGGTGGCTCGGAGATGACATGTCCAGAGTGTGGAGAGTGGCCTCGAGATACACCCTTTCCCAGGACGAGATAGGCTTGCTGTATAGCAGAGCCATCACCAAGAAGGCAGCCACCATAACCGAAGTATGGACCATAAAGGACTTCGAGCTTTTCCTGGATAACGACCGCATAGAATCAAAGCCGAATCCCTATGGCTTCATCCCCTTCATCACCTTCCCCAACCTCCGTGAGCCGAAGAAGTTCTGGGGAACATCGGATATCCCCTCAGTCGTTCAGCCGCAGCGGGAGCTCAACAGAGCGTTATCGCAGCTCAGCAGGATCCTGGAATTGTCAGGCAATCCCATCGCTGTATTGGAGAACGTCGGCTCAGCAGAGGATATCAAGGTGCAGCCGGGAGCGGTATGGACCATACCCGAGGACGCCAAGGCTTATCTGCTCGACTTGCTCCAGGGGGGAGGCATCAGGCTTCACATTGACTATATCGATTTGATTTATCGCTGCCTTCATGACATCACCGAATGTCCCCGGGCAGCCTATGGCGGCACCGAGAGGGACCTGTCAGGAACAGCAATGCAGCTCGAGCTAGGTTCGCTTATCCAGAAGGTGACCCGCAAAAGAACCATCAGGACAAACGCCTATCACCAGAGAGCCGAGATGATGCTGCGATTGGCAGCCAGGTATATGAATGAGAACTTTGACGGCATCACCCACCGAGTCGTGTGGGGAGCAATCTTGCCTCAAGATACTCAGCGCCAGGCTCAGAACGAGCAGCTGCTTGTCCAGGCAGGTGTCCACAGCAGGAGAACGGCTATGGACGAGATGGGCATTATGGACCCCGAAGAGGAGTTTACCAGGTGGTTAGAGGAGAGGAAGAAGATACTCACAATGAATCAGGAGTTTAGGGCTGCGTCCACACGTGGCGGAGCGAGAGAGAGAGCGGTTGCCGCGGAGATGGAAGTGCCTGAATAATAGCTCGATACAAGGAGGATTAAGCTGTGGAAAACGAGAACCAGAAACCCCAACCCGAGGACGTCCTCGCTATCAAGGCTCAGCTCGTGGAAGAGCAGAAGGCTAACGCTACCTTCAAGGAAGCCATGGAGCAGAGGGACGCTAAGCTCGCCGCGCTCGAAACGGCGCTAAGCGAAGCGAAGCAGGGAAGCGAAGCCTCGGCTGCCGACCTCGCTGCGGTGAAGGAAGCCAGAGACCAGGCTGTTGCCAGATACCTCACTATGGTAAAAGCCCTCAATCCCGCTGTACCCGAGAACATGATCGTTGGAGGGACCATCGAGGAAATCGACCTGTCCATCGAGAGGGGCAAAGCCATGGTGGCGTCGGTCAAGAAGGCTATGGAAGCCGAAGCCTCGGCAGCCAAAGTCCCCGCGGGAGCTCCAACCAGAGGGGCCATCTCCCTCGAGGGAATGTCCTCTAAAGAGAAAATCGCCTATGGAATTCAACAAAAAGGAGGAGTAGTTGCCTGAGCCCCGTCATTGCGAGGAGCCGAAGGCGACGAAGCAATCTAAACTATGTCGATATCTTTAGCAGAAGCAAGTAAACTGTCTAATGACGTCCTCTTGCAGGGCATCATCGAGACCATCATCAAGGACAGCCCCATTTTGCAGGAGCTGCCCTTCATTCAGATTGCCGGCAACAGTCTGAAATACAACCGTGAGAAGACCCTCCCCACCGTCGGCTGGTATGCCCCCATCACCGGGGATTGGGTTACCTCAGAGCCAGCGTTCGAGCAGGTAACTGCTACTCTATCCATCCTTGGCGGAGACGCCGATGTCGATAACTTCCTCAGGTCTACCAGGAGTAACATCCAGGACCTCGAGGCAGCCGTCATCGAGCAGAAGGCTAAGGCAGTCCAGCATGAGTTTGAGAACGCCTTCCTTAACGGCACCGGTGCTAGTAACCAGCCCTCAGGACTCTATATCACCATCAAAGGCACCGCCTGGGTAGCCGCTACCGTCAAAGCCCTGGGAGACTTCGTTGTCCCCACCGCAGGCCTTGAGAACGGCTTCAGGTATGAGTGCACCACCGCCGGCACGACTCACGCCACCACCGAGCCTACCTGGCCTATCGTCGAAGGCGCCACCGTTACGGATAACACCGTCGTCTGGACCTGCCGCTATGGCGGAAATCTTGGCTCAGGAGTTAACGGTGCCACGCTGGCCCTGGACAACCTGGATAAACTCATTGACCTGGTCAGAGGCGGTAAGCCCGCCATGCTTTTAATGAGCCGCAGGTCAAGAAGGAAGCTCCAGTCCCTTATCAGGGCAACAGGCAACATCCTTGAGACCCGACCTGGTATGTTTATGGAGCAAATTCAGCTCTATAACGGCATCGATGTTGTCATCAACGACTGGGTCAAGGATAACTACACCGTCGGCACAGCGTCGGATTGCTCCGCTATCTTTGCCTTCCAGATGGGAGAGGGCGCGGTGTGCGGACTTTCCAGCCCCGAGATGCTCCAGGTGGAGAGACTTGGCTCATTGGAGACCAAGGATGCTACCCGGACCAGGGTGAAGTGGTATGTATCACTAGCCCTCTTTTCCACCGTGAAAGCGGCCATGCTAACGGGGGTGAGAGGCTAAAGTTGTCTACCAGGGAGGCTGGTAGAATCATTTTAAACCTCCTACATATAGGGGAGGGGGTTCCGCCTCATTCCCCCTCCCCCCAAACAACCCCTGCGAAAGCAGGGGGAGGGTGAAATGAGATTTGAAGATATGAAACCGAGTAACGATGAGAGTTAGAGAGGCAATCTTACACAGCGCAAGGCAGCCAGAGGGAGCGGTCACAATGGCCAGGGTCGTCAACACTGGCAACGGTAAAAGGTTAATTCAGATCGTCCAGACGAAAGGCAACCAGGCCAGCCAGGTAGTGCTTGATGCTAAGGAATATCGCTCCTTGGTAGCCCTTGTCAGCGGGAAAAGGAAGGTGAAATTATGAGCTTAACCTTAACTGAAATGAGAACCAGGGTCCGGCAGGACCTTCAGGATGAAGACCCTGCTAATTATCGCTGGACGAATGATGAGGTGGACGGAGCCATCCAGCGTGTCGTCAGGGAGTTCTCCCTGGCTTATCCTCAAATGGAGTCAACCCTTCTCGCTACCACCGATGGCAGCAGGGAGATTGATATCTCCAGCCTCAGCGGCCTCATCGCAATCATGTCTGTGGAGTTCCCCCTCGGCGAAGACCCCGCCTGCTACCAGCACTTTGAGCTCTGGAAAACCACCCTCTATATGCAGGACAAAGGCGATGGCACCAATGCTCGGGTAAGGTGGTATAAGGAGCATACCCTCTCCACGTCCTCCACTATCCCCGCTCAGTTCGAGGAGATCATCGTCCTGGGAGCCACCGGCTACCTGGCAGCATCGGCATCAGCCTATACCGTAGACCGAGCCAGCATCGCTGGTAAGTGGGCGACGATTAACTTCTTGAAGTGGGGACAGGAGCGGCTTGAGTTATACGAGAAGAAGCTCAAAGCCATCAGCAGGAATAGCCGTGTCATCTCAAAGGAGTTCTACACCGATGCTTGAATTAGGCATCCTGAAGACCTGGAATGCCACCACCCACAAGGCAGGCGTTCAGCTCGTCGGCTCTTTAACAACATACCTGGACGACATTAGCGTTGCCACGAACATCGCACCGGAGGCGATGATCGTCGGCAATTATGTCCTGGTAGCCATTCCCGGCGGGAATCCCCGGGATGCTTGCGTCGTAGCTTCCTGGCCAGCAGGCAGCTCAGGAGGAGGGGGAGGCGGAACCAAGATTCAGGATGCCGACGGTGACACCAGCTGGGATGTTGAACAAACCGCCGATGAAGACAAAATCCACGGCAAGGTCAAGGGGGTAGAGGCATTCCTGCTCCATGACGACGGCATACTGGACCTGGCAAAGCAATCCTATGTGTTTGCGTATGGCAATACTGACCAATCAGTCCCAAATGCTACCTGGACAGTGATGAATTTAAACACCATAGTAACTGACAAACAGG